CTGAGTTGTTGACCAAAGGCAAACGCAAGTAGCCTTGTTTTTGCGACCGCATCCTGAGAGGTCGGTTTGCTTGCAGTCCCGTCTCTCTAATTTGGAGCATGTCATGACTCGCTATCGTCGACGCAAACATCGCCGGTAAATAAATGCCAATGCTGCCTCCCGCACTGTCGGGTCAACCGCCGATTGGATCTTCCGGTCCCATCTCGGTGCCGTCCGGCTCTCCAGGTGCAAACGCGGATGGTCTCGCCCAGGTGCGGGAGGCATATAAATTGCTCAACGATGCACTGGTCAAATTGCCGATCGGCTCCGAACCCTACAATCAAGTCAGCACGATCATCAGGCAACTCACCAAGCTAGCCCCGCCCGGCAGCGAAGTTCCCGGCGTTCAACAGACTCAAATGCGAAACGTCATGCAGAACGCCGGCAAGAACGCCATGCTGCAGCACGTCCTTGCCTCCTTGGGTGGAGGCGCGGCTTCGTCCGGCGGGGCGAATGCGGGGGCGGGCATGCCCGGTGCAGCGCCGATGGGTGCGGGAGCACCTATGGGCATGCCTGGAGCGTGACCGTCCCCAACAATTCAGAAAGAAAACAAGGAGTAGACCATGGCCGCCAAGAACTTCCCCGGACCAAATATCAACCGGATCATCGAGAAGGATCCGCAGATCGTCAAAATCGAGCTTGACCAGATGGGTTGGGGCTCGCGGATGTCGATCTTCGGCCATATGACCAACGATCCGAAGAGCCAGGACCCCGGCCAGCCGTCGGCACCGGAAATCACCATCTCGCATGTGTCGAGTAAATCGTAATGGCCGAAATATCCGACGAGCAGTTGCGCATTCTCAACGGCTCCAAGGCGCTGCTGGATAAACTTCTTTCCGGCAAGACCCGGCGCCGCCAGGAGGCTTTGATCAAGGAGCATTTTCCCGAGACCCAGACCACCGACGACATCGCCGAGCCCTATACGGCGGAGGTCAAGGAGTTGCGCAAGGATTTCGACGAGTTCCGCAAGGAGCTCAAGGGCCAGAAGCTCGACGACCGGCTCTATGCCGAGATCGACTATCTGAAAAGCTCGGCCGGCGGCAACTGGACCGAGGACGGCGTCGAGAAATTGAAGAAATTCATGCTGGAGCGCGAGATCCCGTCGATCAAGGACGCTGCCGCAGTGTGGGACCGCAATAATCCGCCCAAGGCGATCGAGCCGTCGATCATGGCGCCGAACGATTGGGGTTTTGGCCGCAAGACCGACGATGCCAATCTCAAACTTCTGTGGGAAGACGAAGACGCCTGGGCGGATAATGAAGCTCGCCGCGTCTGGGCCGAAGAGACTGCCAAGAAGGGTCAGATCATAACGTAAGCAAACTGGGGCCGCCGACCCGCTAGGAGAGAATATGCCCCAGTTAGGCGTGGGAATCGTCCCGAGCGGAGCCATTGGAAACGAGCTCGTTGCAACCACAAGGCGAGCTTTCGTGCCGCGTTTGGTTGTGCAAATTTATAAAGCTACGCCCCTGCTCTCACTTTTGTTGCGCAATGCGCAGCGGGCCAAGGGCGGGGTCAGCCAGGTCACCATCCCGGTGCAGGGCGGCTCTTACGTCGCCTTTAGCTGGTCGGATTATTCCGGCGTATTCCCGCAACCGTCGGTGCAGACCGCGGCGCAAAACGCCGAGTTCAATTTGAAATTAGGCGTGGTGCCGATCCCGTTCATGGGAATGGAAGCGCTCATTCAGAGTTCGGAGGCGGTGATCCCGATCCTGAAAGCCCGCATGGCTGACGCCAAGACGGTGGCGGTGCAGGCGATCTCCAACGCTCTGTTCAGCAACAACCAGGCGTCGCCGACCCAGGTCGACTCGTTGCTGCAGGCCTATGACGACGGCACCAATGTTGTAACCTATGGTGGAATCAATCGCACTGCGGCCGGCAATGCGTTTTGGAAGAGCACTTTGGTCACTTCGGCGGGCGCCATCCTCACCCGCCTGCTGACGATCCCCTACTTGGTGCAGACGACCTATCTCGCGGGCGGTGAGGCGCCGGATTTCGTGGTCATGTATCCGGGCGACTGGACCAAGTTGATGACCGACTTTATGTCGTCGGAGACTTTCTTTACCCGTCCAGGTTCTAGGTACGGAACTGACGATGTGATCAACGCAGGGTTCAGGGGGCTGATGCTCGGCGATACGCCCGTGTTCATGGACCCATTCTGCCCGAAGGGCACCGTCTACATCATCAATAGCCGCTACCTAGCGTTGTATATGTCAGAAGATGCACCTTTTGCGTTTAGTGGCTTCTATTCTGCAATCCCGAATCTCCAAATAGCAAATATCGGGGTGGTTATCGTGGCTTTTGACGTTTGTTGTTCAAAACCAGTGTCCGGAATGCAGATCACTGGAATCACGGGAGGATCGTTCTAATGGCTATTCCACGCATCGGCGGCTTGGCCGGCGGCAATCTTCCCGGCTTCGGACTGCCCACCGGCAACGGTCTGTTCAATCCTTCGACCGCGCAGGGATCGGCACCGTTCGCGCCCGGCCAATTGGCCGGCTTCACCAATACGGTGACGTTGGGTGCCGGCGAGGTATTCAACATCCCGCCCGGAACCTGGTGGGTCAAAAGTGGCCCCTACACCTTCCTGCAATGGGCCGATCCGTTCGGCCAGCAATGGAAAATCCGGCCCTGCGCCAAGGAAGACACGGTATTCGTTGAATCCGACGGCTCGAACTGGCGGCTCGCCAACACGACCGGATGCCCGATCGGGGCGGTCATCACCACCGGCGGCGCCACCAATCCCTACACCAACGGCATCGGTACCGCTGCGACCGGCGTGACCGTGACGCCAAGTGCTGGCGGCTCGGTGTGGGTGCCGGTGGTCGGCGGCGCTGTGTCCCTGACGCTGGCGACATCCACCGGCACCACCACTGCCGGTACCGGCTATAATTTCCCGCCGATCTGCGTGGTTGATGCACCGCCGGCCGGCGGTCTCCAGGCAACGGCTATCGTGACCTCACTGTCGACCGGCACCATTCCGGTCGCCAACGTGCAAGTCATCAATCAGGGCGCCGGCTATCTCTCCGCCCCCAAAGTGACCTTCATCCCCGATCCGCGCGAGGCCTCGGCGACCGTGCCGGGACCGACCAATAATGCGGTGGTGGTACTGACCCTGACCGCGACGGGTCAGCTTACCGGGCTTTACCCGGTGGCGCACGGTTCGGCGCAGACCACAGTGCCGACCCTGACCATCACCACGGCAACCACCACGGCGCAGGCCACCGTAGTGATGAACTTCACGGTGACCGCCTACGGCTATACTTCGGCGGGGGCATCGCTGGGTGCTGGCACCTTGGTGGTATCGACCAGCAACACCATTTCGGCTTCCACTAACTTCCTGACCAATCCGCTGCACAACGGCGTGCAACTGACCTTCCCGCGTCCGGCGCGCATCGTGGCCGCAATTGCGGGCGGTTTGATCACTACTGCCGGTCAGGTGGTCGAGGATGGCGGTCTGGGCATCCAGCAGATCCCGTCGACCGTAGTGATTCCGGTGCAGACTACTACCGCGACGGTGGGACCGATTACCCAGGTGGCACCCACGGTCGGCGGCGTGACCGACACCAGTTATATCCAAAGCGCCTAAAGTGGCGGAACTGCTCGTTCCCACTGCGGACGAGATCAACTGGGCGCAAAGAGATGCGCCCGATTCCTTTGTCGATCTGCCCAACGGTCAGAAGCTTACGGTGGTGTGTCGCGCCAATACCGACGTGACGCATCGCGAGCGCAATGTCGCCATCAATATCGAGCGGGCATTGCCGCGGTTCCTGGCCCGGCCGGACATTCAAGTGATGCGTTATGGCGAACCGATCGCCATCGTGGCCGGTGGCCCGTCGATGCCGCGGTACCTGGACAAGATACGGACTTTCAAATGGATCATGGCGGCCGGCTCGAGCCATGATTTCCTGATCGAGAACGGCATCGTGCCGACCTTCGCGGTGGCCTCGGATTCCAAGGAGGAGACCAACGATTACTACCGGCGGCTTGATTCCAAGGTGCAGTATTTGATGCCGTCGGTTCTAGTGCCGAGCCTGTTTAACCGCCTAGAGGCGGCGAAGTGCCCGACCTGGTTGTGGCATTTCAACGAGCAGGTCGACCCTATCCACTACCGCGGCGAGCCGGCCTGCGGCTGGGGCTGTATGGTCAGTGTTGTCTGCATGCAGATGGCGCTGTGGCTCGGCTTTCAGCAGCAGCATTATTTCGGTTATGATTGCTCGATCGACCGCGAGTCACGGCAGACCCATGCCTATGCGGTTTCGGACGAGGAGCGCGCCGGGATATGGGAAAACGTGACCGAGGCCAAGGTGGGCGAGAAGGGAACCAGGTTTCTGACGACGACGGCGCTAATTTGCTGCGCGACTCACTTCTTCGGCGTCTACCGGTCGGCGGACGGTGCCTATCTCAAAGGCGTCGTTTATGGTCCCGGCATGCTCGCCGAGCAGATTCGACAATCGCCGCCGGAGATGGCGCAATGGCTGACTACGGCCTGAATGACGAGACCAACGAGAAGAACCTCAATTTCTGGAATATCAATCCAGACGACGAAACCTTAGCTTATCATCTAAAGCAGCACGACGAGCCGAAGCGCTCGACGGTGCATTTCTCGGACTTTTGCGCCCCCTGGCTCAAATCCTCGAAATTGGTCTATGACCTCGGTTGCGGGGCCGGCGGCCCGACCGCCTATTTGGCCAAAAGCTTCCCGAATTGCGATTTCCTCGGTTTGGACATTTCGGAGAAGTTGATCAGCACCGCTGTTGTTCACGAGACCGACAATCTTTCTTTTCGTGTCGAGAATCTGGAAAACCTCAAGTCTGACCTTGACTGTGATGGCGTAGTGTTGCTGGCGGTGCTGTCTTGGCTGGAAGACTACTGCGTGCCGTTGGCCATGGTGCTCAATCGGCTCAAGCCGCGCTGGCTGGCGTTCTCGACCCTGCTCTATGACGGCAACATCGACTGTCGGATCACGGTCAACGAGGTGTTTCGGCCGCGTTGGTCGTTCTACAACATCTACTCGCTGCCGCGCCTGAATGTGTGGATGCAGGAAACTTGTGGTTATCGGCTGGCCAAGGCGGAGCCGTTTGCGATCGACATTGATTTGCCGAAATCGGCCGATCCCGACGTCATGGGCACCTACACGCTGGAGCTCAAGTCCGGCGGCCGGCTGCAGTGCTCCGGGCCGCTTAATCTGCCATGGTGGTTTGCGCTGTATGAGAGACATGCCCAGACCGATTGACAAGGATGCGAGGGGATTGCGACGCCTGTTGATGTTAGGCGTTTGCTCGGTTGCTGCATTGATTTTGTTTGCACAGGTTTTGTTGCTGCTTAGACCGCCGACCGATCTTGATCGTAAATGTTTGGGTAAGCCGTTGCTGCAAATGAATCAGTGCATTCGGCAGTATCAATTAGGTGGCAGTCCATGACCACGCTGACCGACTATCAGACCGAGGTGTTGGAGCTGGTCCACGATCCAAACAACACCTATTACTCGGTCACCGACATCAACAACTATATCAACCGGGCGCGGTTGCGGGTGGCGGCAGAGTCGAATTCCATACGCTTGCCGCTTAGCGGCGGCACCATCACGGCGATCAGCATTTTAAGTCCGGGGAGCGGATACAGTGGCACGGCAACAGTCAAGTTTACTGGCGCGGGTCAGCAGGCGGCGGCAACGGCAACGATCTTGGGAGGAGCAATTAACTCAGTCACGCTCACCAATGGCGGCTGGGGCTATATCACAGGCACAAGTACCGTGGTTACGGCTACAGGTTCTGGCGGCGGAAGCAACGCGACCTTTAACCTTACAATCGATCAGTCGCTTACGACCGTACCTGGGCAGGAGGTTTATAAATTCGCCACTGCAAATGTTCTGGCACAGGCTCAGACATTGGTGGCGGGAGTACAGGGCATCCAGGGCCTGTTCTCGGTAGCCTGCGCCTATGGGGCCAACGCGGCGATGAAGCCGGTGCTGGACTACCGGATCTGGTCGTGGTTCCAGGCCCAGCTGCGCTCCTACAATACCGGGCTGACCAATTATCCGACCATCTGGTCGCAATATGCGTTCGGTGATGCCGGCTCGATCTACCTGTGGCCGTTGCCGTCGACGCCGTCGCAGATGGACTGGGACGCCTATTGCCTGCCGGTGACCTTGACCTCGCCGTCGACCCCGGAGGCGCTGCAATACCCGTACACCACCTGCGTCGCCTATTACGCCGCGCATCTGGCGTTCTTCAACGCTCAGCGCTTCGAGGATTCCGACCGCATGAAGGCGGAGTACAAGGAGAAATTGCTGGAGTGCCCGGCGATGGCGACGCCGCCGATGATTGAGTCCTACTACGAGCCCGACACTTATTGAGATGAAAAATGGCTGTTGCCGAAAAACAATTTGCCGGCGGCGACAAGCGGTTTTTCTCGGTCATGCGCGCCGGCGGACTCAACACCGAGGCGCCGCGGGTCTCGATCAAGGACGAGCAGTTTTCCTGGCTGGAGAATTTGCAGCCGATTGCCGACGGTAATTTTCGGGCGCTCTATGACGTTGCCCCGGCGATCTACTCCACGGCGCATCCGCTGCATCTTTTGTTTCATTATGAATACAATATCGGCTCGAGCAATTACGCGGCGGTGTTTCTTACCGATGGCACCGCGTACCAGGTCAATACCGATACCAGTGCGGTGACGACGATTTCCGCTACCGGCGGCTCGTTCTTCGGCGGCTCGACCACGGCGTTGCCGGCTTGCGCTCAATTTGGCCAGCAGGGTCTGATCATCGTGTCGTCGGCGGCGTTGGGCTACTCGTTCTGGAACGGCACCACGCTGTTCGCGCCTTCCGGGCTTGGTCCGACGGTGACGATCACCAATGGCGGCGCCGCCTATACCAGTGCGCCGGTGGTGGTGTTCAACGGCGGCGGCGGCTCGGGTGCCGTCGGAGTGGCGGCAATCGCCAATGGCTCGGTGACCGGCGTTACCGTCACCAATCCCGGTACCGGCTATGGTTCGGCGCCGACCATCAGCTTTGTTGGCGGCCAACAAACCGGCTCCGGGGCCTCGCTGACCGCGGTGCTGTCGGCGTTTCCGTCGGGTTCCGGCGCGGCTTTGACCGCGAATTGGAACACCGCGATTTACGGTCCCGGCAGTCAGTATGACCAACTCGCTTCCATTACCGGGCCGCCGACCGGCACCGGCTATTCGGCTTCCACCACGGCGGCCTGGCATGACGCCGGTCTGGGTGGGTTCTGGCTTAATGGTGCGCCGCCGTCGATCAATCTGACCATTGCCGGCGGGGTTATAACGGCGGTGTCGTTCACGGCCTCGCCGGCCAATCCCAGCGTTATTTATTTCAACAACAATCACGCCGATCCGACCATTACGGTCACCGATCCGGTCGGCGGCAAGTTTTTTGTCTCTAGCGTTACCGGCACTCCGACCGGCACCAATTACTCGCCGTCGACCACAATCATCGCGTCGGGCGGCGGCTCGCCGGTGACCCAGACGACACTTACGCCGGTCATCAGCGCCGGTGTCATCACCAGCGTGAACATCATTTCCGGCGGCGTTTATGGCACCAATACGCCGCCGACGCTGACAATAGCCGATGTCGCAGTGACCGCCACCGCGACCTGTGAGCTGATGCCGATCGGCATCGCCGGCACCTGTGTCGAGATCTATGCGGGGCGGATCTGGATCGGCAACGGTGCGGTTATTAACTTCAACGCGCCCGGCGGCGATGTGGCCAACTGGGCGCCGTCGCAAGGCGGCGGCTCGTTTACTTCAAACGATTCATTTCTGCGCCGGGCATTCACGGCGCTCAAGCAGGCCGAAGGGTTTCTTTATCTGTTTGCCGATTCCTCCATCAACGTCATTTCCAATGTCCAGACCGGCGGCTCGCCGGTTCTCACCACATTCAACAACCAGAATGTCGATCCCGAGGTCGGCACGCCGTGGCCTAATGCGGTGCAGGCGATGTCGGAGGGCTTGGTGTTTGCCAATGTTATCGGCGTATTCACGCTTAGCGGCGGCAATGTGAAGAAGGTTTCCGACGAGGTCGACGGTACGTTCCGGGCTGCGACCGCGACGCTCAATGCCGACACGCCGGCAAATTTTCCGACCAGTGCGGTAATGACGCTGAACAATAGGCTGGTTTACATGCTGGTGTTGCCGGTGGCGGGACCGTTCGACGGCGGTGTGCTGCGTAATGCGGTGTTGATGTGGGATACGCGGCGGTTCTGGATCGGCTCGCAAAGTGTCAGCATTTTCCATATCGGCACCCAGGAAATAAACTCGCAGATCTATGCTTGGGTCGGCACCGACCTGTCATTGCAAAAAATGTTCACGGTGGCGTCGGGAACACTGAACAAGGTGTGGCAGACCAAGTTGTTCTCGACCGAGGCCTTGGAGAGCAATCAGCTGATGCGGCTGTTCACCATGGCGTTGGACAATTCCACTGGCGGCTACACCTTCACCGGCACGTTTGACTATCAACTCGAGCAGACCGCGGTGGCGACTGCGGCCTTTACCGTGGCGCTGCCGAACCTGACCGGGTCGGGGTCGCTCAACGCCTCGCCGCGTGGTAATTATATGGGAATGACCCTGAAGACCACGAAGGATGACTTCACGCTGGTGACGCAGAAAATGCTGTACCAGGTGCAGTCGCCGCTAGGAGGATAAAATGAAGCGATCAGGTTTGTATGCGCGATTGAACTTGAAGGACCAAGACACCTTTTTGGACATCTACCCGCCCGGCGAGGCCGACGTCAACGGCGAACTCCGGGTCGACAATCCCGATGGCGTGTTGACTTCCGGCGAGGTCTGGGGCTTTGGCGGACCCTATGATATCGGGCCGGAACGCGGCCGCGAATACTCGCAAGGCGCCGGCACGCCGAAAGGCAATCTCGGCAATGCCTCCGGCATGGGCAAGACCATGACGCTCAAGGGCCGCAATGCCGGCTGGAGAAAATAGCGAGAGCGGGATCATCCCGTGGGCCTGGTGAACTTATGGACCCCGGCTACCGGCGCGGCCGGCTGGCGCGCGTTCTGGTTCTACAATTGGCAGGATCACTGGGAGATCGCCGAAGCGATCCAGAAGCAATTGAACACGCCGCAGACGCTCTACCTGATCCAGCCGTGGAGCGACGATGGCGCTGACGGCATTCTGGAGCGGCATCAGCGTTTTCACAACGACATGAACGCGGCGATCGGGTTTTCCGGCCAGGATCTCTCGGTGATTGATTTTCAAAACAAGGCGGCGGTGCAGAACTGGATTTTCAGTCATTATCAAGAACATCTCAAAGCGCGTATCAATCTGGGACTAGCCTGACATGCTCAAAGTTCCGAAGCTGACCTACCAGGTCGAATCGTTCGCGCGGTTTTATCCCGACGCCACGCCGATTCTCAAACTACATTGGATGGAGGTGGCCAAGGACAAGGAAGTGATGAAGCTTGACCCTGACGAGAGTTTTTATGAGCGGCTCAAGGATGACGAGTTTCTCATCGTCACCGCGCGCGATGGCGGTAAGTTGTGCGGCTATTTCGTCTGGTTTCTGCATCACCATCCGCACTACCGGCATTTATTGACTGCGCAAAGCGACGTCTATTTTCTGCTTGAGGAGTACCGCGGCGGTGGCCGCGGCTATGACCTGTTCTACCAGGCGATGAACCTCGCCAAAGAGGCTGGCGCGGGGTATTGTTTCATTTCCACCAAGGTCGGGCACGATCACCCCGACCTGATGGACCGTTTAGGGCTCAAACCCCGTGATTTGATCTACGGGAGGCCTTTATGACCGGCACATTTCCGGTTTTGAAGCAGTTCGGCGGTCATAACACTGTCACGGATCTGGCGATCGGCATTCCGGCGGCGATTGGTGCTGCGGTGGTCGGGCCTGAGATATTTGCCGCCTTGCCGGGTATTGGCGCCGCGGGGGCGACTGATCTTGCGGCTGGAGTTCCGGCCGCTGCTTTTGGTGATCCGACGGCGGCCGCATTGGCCGGTGCTGGTACTGATGTGGGTGCTGCTGGGGTTCCAGCGGCCGCAGGTCTGGCTGGAGCCGCGCCTGGTGCGCCTGGGGTGGGGGCTGGCACGGTTGGATTTGGCGGTGGTGCCGGCTCGCTGGCCGGTCTTACTCCGGCCGACGTGACCTATCTTGATCCGAATCTGCTTGGTGAGGCGGCGATCGGACCTGACGTAGTTCCGCCGCCGCCTCCTGATGCCGGGGTGCCTTTTGCCGGTCCTGGCGGCTTGACCCAGACGGGGGCGGGTGGGTTGCCGACATTGCAGGGTGGAACTGCCGGCGTTGATCCTTTTGCACCATCAACAATGATCGCGACTGGTGCCGATGTGGTGCCAGGAACAGCGCCCCCCGCAATGGGCGGTGCCTTCGGTACCAGTCCAACTCCATACTTGCCGGCCAGCACACTGGGCGGTGGACCTAGCGTTCTGGGTTCCTTGCCGGCCGGCACGCCTGCGGCAGCGGCGCCTTCAATGTTCGGCGGCTTGGGCAACTGGATTTCGGCCAATCCGGGCACTGCGGCCTTGCTGGGTCTTGGCGGCGCGTCGCTGGGCGCGCAATTGCTCAACAAGAGCTCCGGCGTGCCGTACTTGCAGTCGCAGCAGAACCTGATTGGGCAGGAGCAGGCCGTGGCGCAGCAGCAGCAGGCCTATGGCACGGCCTTGCAGCAGCCGTTGCTGACCGGCCAATTGCCTCCCGGCCAGCAGGAAGCGGTGGCCAAGGGATTGCAAGACGCAATTTCCACCATCAAAGGTCGCTACGCCGCTTTGGACCTGACCGGATCGTCCATGGAGGCTGACGCCATTGCCAACGCGCAGAACCAGGCGGTGATCGCCTCCACCCAGATCGAGCAGCAAATGGCGCAGACCGGCCAAGGTGCGATCCAGAGCGCTACTCAGGCGCTCAACCTGGAGGCTGGGGTTTACAACACCATCATGAACGCGGTGCTGCAGCAGGACCAGAACCTCGCCAATGCAGTGTCCGGCTTTGCCAATGCCGCCGCGCTCGGCACCGCATTCGGGGCGGCGCGGACGACACCGTAAATGGCCGATACCGACCAGGACGTATCGTCCTATCTGTTTACGCAGAACTTGACTGCAACGCCGCCGCCATTGAGTTCGCCGACCGCGGAGGCACCTGTGACCGCTCCACCGCCACCGCCGCCACCGCCAGATCGCACTGCGGACTATCCGCGTTATCAAAGTGAGTTTCCGCGGGTGATGCCGGCGCCGCCGACACCGGGGCCGCTGCAGCAATATAATGCTCCCTATGCGCCGGCCGATCGTTACGACGATCCGATGAAGGCGTTCCAGAACCCGATGGTGCTGCTTGCCGGTCTCGGCTCGTTGTTCACGCGGCGGCCGTTGACCACTGCGCTCAATGCCGGCGCCGAGGCAATGAAGGGTTATCATCAAGGGCAGAAGGATCTGTACGAGCAGAACCACAAGACCTTTGAGGACAATCTAAAAGCGGCTGCGGAGCAGAACCGGGTCGAGCTCGCTCGCTACAAGGATGCCTGGGACCGCAAGCGTGAGTTCAATTGGGACCAAGTGGCGCCGAAAATGTACGAGCAGGCGGCCAGGACCGGTGACACTTTGATGGTGCAAGCACTCAATTCGCATAATTGGGATCTGGTGGAGAAAATACTGCTCGGCCGCGAGAAGGCGGATGATGCTTACGAGGCGACCGTGCAAAAAGAGGGTGCACGGGCGGCGGCTCGACAGGCTGAGATCGAGCGCTGGAAGCAAGACCCGTCGGTCCAAGCGGCAGCTAAAGCAGTAGGCGACTATCGCATTCCGCGGCCATTGGCACGCAGCATGAATAATTTCCGCGACATTGCGATTCAGGAATTGGTTGATCAAGGCGGAACTTACGATACTGGCGGGTATGCTGCGCGAATGAAGACGATTTCCGACTTGGCTAATTCCAAGACTGGGGCTGGTGCCCGCATTATCTCGCTCAATACTGCGGTTCGGCATTTCGACACTTTAGACCGTTTGGTCGACGAATTGGGCTCGGGCGACAATTTGTTGGTCAATCACGCCATCAACGAGCTACGCCGCATCAGAAACGATCCGGCAGTGACCAATTTGGAGTTCGCCAGCGAGGCAGTGGCCAAGGAAATCGTCAAATCACTGGTTCCGGTGGGTGCTGGCGGCACTGAGGAGCGGCAACGCATTGCCGATGCCTTCTCGGCCGATCATTCGCCGCCCGCCTTGCACTCCCTGATCGGGCTAGGACGCGAATTATTGGGCTCGCAGATGCAATCCATCAAGAATTATGCCTATGCGGGCCATGCTGGGGACGATTTCGAGCGCCGAATTGAGCCGGCGACCCGAAAAGCGCTGGATATCGCTACCGGCGAGCAAACCCCGACCGGTATGCCCGCCAAGATCGCCCAAGCCAGGAAGGCCGGCTACAACGACCAGCAGATTCGGCAGAATTTATCAGTTCAGGGTTATAGTGATGATCAGATTACGCAGTGGTTTGGCGCGGTGAAATAATGGCTGATGAGCGGCCATCGTTATCGTCAATTCTGACCGACGATTCGGCAAAACCGTCGCTTGATTCTATCTTCGCTCCCCAGAAAAATCAGTCTACGCAATCGCTTGACTGGAGCAACGTGCCAGGACAAGCGCTAGAGCATCTGGTGCCGAGTGCGAAGCGGTTCGGTGCCAATGTCGTTCAGCCGTTCATTCACCCGGTCGAGACTGCACAGAATATCGGCCGCCTTGGTTTAGGTGTCGGCGAGGAGCTCGGCATCTCGCCGACTACCGGGCACAAGCAATATGCGGAAGCAGCCTGGAAAGGCCTGGTTGATCGCTACGGCGGCATCGAGCAGTTCAAGCACACTATTGCCGAGGACCCGGTCGGATTTGCTGCCGATATTTCCTCGTTGTTCATGCCGCTTGAGTTAGGCGCGACAATTCCCGGCAAGGTTGGCGAGGTATCGCAGACAGTGGCCAAGGTCGGCCGCATGACCGATCCGGTGCGGCTCGCCACCAAGCCGTTCGGCATCATCGGCGAGGTCGGCGGCAAGCTGACCGGCGCTGGCGCGGAGAATATCAGCCAAGCCTATCAGGCCGGCGTCCGCGGCGGTGCGGCCGGCGAGGCTTTCCGCGAGAACCTGCGCGGCGGTTCTGAGGTCGCTGACGAGATTGTGCCGCGGGCACTTATGGCGGTTGAAGCTGCTGCGAAGGAGCGTTCTGCTCAGTATCAGCGCGGCATGGCGCGGGTCGGTCAGAACATGAAGCCGCTCAAGTTCGACAAGATCGACAAAGCGATGGTCGACGCCAGCGCGATGAAGAAGGTTGCCGGCAAGAAAATGTCGGAAATAGTCGGGCAGACCAAGCCATTTCCGGTCGAGGACATTCAGAGCACGTTGCAGTCAGCGTTGATGTCGTTCAAGCAGCATGATCCCGCTTTGTTTCATACTGCGATCGGCATGGATCAGTTCAAGCAGTGGGTCGGCACCCTGCGTGATTCACTGCCCGAGCGCTCGCCGGAGCGTAATGTCGCCGAGCGCATTTATGGTGCGGTACGCGAGACCATAATCGACGGCGACAAGAACTACGCCAAGGTGATGAAGGACTATGAGATTGCGTCAAAGCAATTGAAGGAATTCCAAAAGACATTGTCACTGCGTGCAGGCGGCACCGAGGACACTGCCTTGCGCAAGCTGCTTTCAACCGGCCGCGGCGGTGTCAATACCAATTTTGGCCGCCGCGCCCAATTGGCCCGCGAACTCGGCAAGCGCGATCCGACATTGCTGCCGGCATTGTCCGGCCAAGCACTGCACGCAGCATTGCCACATGGACTGATGGGCGCCGGGGTGCCGCTCGCCGGAACTCTGCAGGCTGGTCATGCCGGGCTGATGTCGCTGTTTACTCCGAAAGCGCTGGCGGCATTGGCGGCGACTTCGCCGCGGTTGTGGGGTGAGATCGCGCACGGCGCTGGGCGACTAACACCGCGGGTAGTCGGCGAACTGATGCGCGCTGGCAAGATCAATCCTGAGATCTTGCGTGCTATTGCGCTATCGGCGCGCGGCGCAGGTGCAGGGGGTGGCAATGCCGCTCAGTGACAAGGGCCGCAAGATCATGTCGGCGATGCAATCCCAGTACGGCTCCGAGCGCGGCAAGCGGGTATTTTACGCTTCCGCCAACAAGGGCCGCATCAAGGGCGTCGAGAAACAAAGAGGTCGCCGTGGGGGTAAAAGGAAATAGCCGGGTCGGCTTCCAGCGTGGCCATCGCGGCTATTGGAGCCGAGCGACGATGATTGTTCACCGCCAAGAAGAGCTTGCTATCCGTTTGCTTGACCGGGCCCTGGACAAGGCGGAAGCGCCCGGCGGGGTGGCGGTGCCGAAGAACGAGCCGCCGATCGACGTCCAGCTCGACGTCTTCGCCAAGGTCGGGCAGTGGGTCGCGGTGAAAAACAAGTTGACCGAGATGGAGGACACCCAACTTGACGAATTCAAGCGACGCATCCACGCCGACCAGGGTAAGGCTGATAAAAAGCGAGCCTATGATCCCGATGCCGGAGGCACCCCGCTCCGACGCCTCCAGGCCCGTCTTCCTTCAGCAAGTGCTCGCGGTGATGACGGCGATCGCGATGATCTTGAGCGCGAGGATCCTGCTGCTGCTTAGCGGTCTGGGCGCCTTTGTGCTGGCCTATTTGGCGGTCGGTGCCCCCGACGTGGCCAAGATTGCGATCCTCGTGGTATGGTGCATCGGCGTCGTCCTGCCGGTCGTCTATCTGTATCTGCAAGGAGGAGCCCATGGCCAAAGCGATGGGAGCTAAGGTGACCGGCATGCAGGACAATCGCGTGCATAAGCGCGAGATGCAGGCGGAACGGCCGTCGACCGTGCCGCAGCGCGGGGTGCCGCGGCCGAAGATGCGCGGCAAACGCCGGATGCGGAGGCGCTGATGCCGACCGTAAACCTGGGGCCGGCCGAGGCCAGTCCGTACACCATCGCGGTGGTATCCTCGACCGCGGCGACCATTTCCGTGGTGCCGGCGGTGACCGGCCAGGTGGTCAAGGTCTACCGGTTCTACTTGGTGTCGAGCGGTACTGCGAACATTGCCCCATTGGACGGCTCGACCGCATTGTCGGGCGCCGTGCCATTGGTTGCCAACGGCTCGTTTGTGCTCGCTGCCGACGGCATTCCCTGGTTTGTGACTTCTCCGGGTAATGCTTTCCAGCTTAGCAATAGCGGCACCGGAGTGACTATCAGTGGTGCCGTTTATTACACGCAGAACAAGTTCAATGTGTGAGGTTTCGCCCAACTCGATCGACAACCTGGTCGGCAACTCGGTGGGCGGCGGCAACGGTCACTGCGGGAAGAAGTAGGAAAAAAGGATGTTTGCGCGGGTTCCTGTACCGTGGGGACCGGAACCTAAGGCCCAGATCGTATCGGGCACCGCTTCGTCGGCCTGGGTTGTTGCTGACCAAGAGCCTGCCAAGCCGGTTTATTTCGACGACCTGTTCCCCACCGATCTCGGCATTGCCGTTCTAGTCCGTAACCCGCCGGTGCCGCTGGCCTTGAAGGGCTTGATTGTCGCCGAGGAGGATTTGCCGCCTGACCTGAAATGGGCGGTCACCAGGGGCATTGTCAAAGCTCTTGCGCCCAAGGCCGCCAAGCCGCAGCTGATGGCGCTGCCGCCTGACCAATTGTCGGTGCTGGACTTGCCGCCGCAGCAATGGGGCGAGCTACCGGAAATTTCGAGAGAGGTTTCGCCGGCAAAAATCCGGTCACAGAACGTTCTGGCACTGCCCAAAAAGACGCAAACGTGGACCGATTTGCCCGGCCGGCGGAAATTACAGGCAACTAAGGTTTACCGGGACCTGCCGGATGCGCCGAGAGTTGCGGCCATCCGCCCGGTCATGCCGTCGTCACTGGTGCGCAGCCGGACAGATTGGAGGCAGATGCCGCCCGCTCTGGCGCGCTGGGCAGTCGAGAAGGGCATCAGCAAGGCCGAACCGCCGCGTGCGCCTAAGCCGGTTATTTCCGCACTGCCGTCACGCAAGCAGGCCGTACTGGCGGCGCTGCGAGCCGGCGAGTGGGTGCGGGTTGACGAGCTTGATATTTTCCCGATCCGGCTGCGGCAGTGGCTCGAGGACTGCGGCATCGAGTTCATCCGCTGTTTCGGCTGGGGTAATGCCGGGGGACAGGGCGCGGCCACGCCGGTCAATGGTTACGTCACTGAGGATGGCGTTATATTTTATGTCGCAGAGGATAATTCCACTTTCTATGTGCAGGAGACATAAGTGGCGACCAAGAAACTATCGCAGATCGATCTTGCCGTTGCCCCGCCCGCACTCAATGACACTGCTGTCGGTGTGTCGAGCGCCAATGCCGACTTGCGTTATACCTTTGCCCAAGTGCAGACCACGATGGGCACCGGCTCCGGTGTGCCGCTGACAGTCGGCTCGACCACCATCACTGGCGGCACCAATGGCGACCTGCTCTACGACAATAACGGTGTGTTGGGCGAGCAGCCGATTGCGCTGAAGCTGGCGACCGGAAATCTCACGTTCTATGTCGCTATTACCGGGTCAGACAGCAATAACGGCACCTCTGCGCTAACGCCTTTCGCAACGATCCAGCACGCGATTTCGGTTGGCTTGAATTTCGGCTATCAAAGCCTTTATGAACTAACGGTCAATGTAGCCAACGGCACTTATAATGAAAATGTATTGGTTCCAGATGGGATTTTTCAAGGTGGCGAACCCGATTTCCCCACCCATGCAAATGCTTTCATTATAGGAAATCCGACTACGCCGACTACGGTGAAGATTGCGCCAACAACAGGGGCGCAAAATCCTTGCATCCTCTTTCTTGGCGGACGTTGGGCGATAGACGGCTTTAGCCTGGTGATGGACACAACGGCAGGCGGGGCCGCTCAGTGGATCGGGGTTTATCATTGTCAGGCCTTTCAGCTTGGTACGATGGATTACGATATGAATGGGGCGACGGCCCCCGATCAGGGTGCCACTTTTAGTTTTTCTTATGTTCAAAACTATAATGCCAGCACCGGTGATCGTCGTCAGGTGTTTCATGGCGCCCTTAATGGCGCCCCTAACGCGATTTGGCAGCTTACAAACTTTTGTCGTTTCAATGCCGGTTCTGCTTATGTATTTAATACTGCATGGGATTTGGGTGGCATTGGTATAGTATTTCAATTGTCAGGAAATTGCCGAGTTCTTGATTGTTTTATTAATACAGTAAATCCCGGTAATGTAACAAACGGCATCCCATTAGAAATTGTTGAAGAATCGACTATGCTCGCAGCGGTTGATCCAGCCACAGTTACGTGGCCCGCTGGGCCATTTAATCCGTTCGTATTTGATTCGGTAAATGGTACGCAAGTCATTGACGGCAGCAGCACCATTGATGGCTTCTATTATCCTACCGCAGTTGCCGGTTCTCTGGTGGATGAAACAACTATTTATCGCAATACTTTCAAAATTTACAAGGATACCAATAGCGGCGTTCACAGCCTTGCCTTCAACGACGGCGGCGTCATCTACACCCGCCAGATTGGCAATAATATCAATTTCCAGACCGGAGCAGCCTACACGCTCGCGCTTGCCGACCAAGAAGGGATTGTGGAGATGAACAACGCTGGGGCTAATACTCTGACAGTTCCGGCCAACGCTACCATTGCGTTTCCAATCGGGACTAAAATCTCGGTGCTGCAAGAGGGTGCTGGACTTACTACAATTGCTGCTGCAGTCGGCGTCACTGTCCGCAATGTCGGGGCTTTGGCAGGGCAGTATAAAACCTCATTGCTGCTCAAGCGCGCCACTAACGAGTGGATACAAACCAACGGAGCTTTCTGATGCCTGATTTTGCGGAAATAAGACGTAAGGATGCGTTGCGGCATTTGGAGAACCGCAAACCTCCGACCATCCCGCCACCGCTGCTTTATGAGTCGCCTGCCGGTTCTAAAGGAAATGATGGCGCGCTGCCCTCCGAGTACGATACCAAATGGCAGCTCTGGACCAATCTGACCAAGGAGCAGGTCGAGAAATTCCAGTCGTTCCCGCAATGGCAAGCCTTCATGAAGGAGCACGGACCTCCGGTGTGGGGCAGCGGTGTGAAGCATGAATGACCGACTGTGGTCGCCGCAGATGCGGAAATGGGCGCGGGATGCGCCCCGCCACGGCATTCCTATCGGTCTATACAAGGCGAGATCAACGCGCCGCAGCGGCTTTGACGGTGGCGGCGCCGGCGTTGCGGCAAGCGAGCGCATGACCGACGACAGCCTGCCGAGAGTTCTGGACGCCCCCAAAAGCTTGGCCGATGGTCCCCGCACCATCGATTCGCCAGTCCTGGTAGCCGGGCTGGGCACTCCGATTATTGCCGGGGCGTCAACCGTAATGGCAACTGCATTTTTGCGGAATAGCGGTGCTGCCGTGACGACCACAATCCCGGCGCCCGCTCACTCTCTGATCGTGGTCATGGTCGGCAACAGCAGCAATGACAATACCAGGGTGCTGTCGGTGACGGACAGTGTCGGCAATGTCTATCGCGAGGCATCGCAAAACGCACCGCAGGTAAACATCTTCAGTGTGGCTATTTTTTTTAGTTCCAACAGCACGCCGTTGCCGACCGGCGGCAGCATCACGACAACGCTGAATGCCGGCGGGGCGCAATGGGATGCCATTGCATTTTATGCTTTGGGGGCCAATGGCGGGCTCGATCAGCATATCCCGTTGGTGAAGACTTCCTCCGTTGCGACATTCAACACCACGAGTTCCCAGCTTGCGACGGCGCGTGAGCTGGTTGTGGCGGTGTCCAACCCTACCGATGCGGCAATGTCGCCGCTGACCTTGCCGCCCGGTTTTGTCTCGCTGGGCGCTCCCGATAATGTCGAGTGCGATTTTGCGATAGTTAACGATGCAAGCCCGATCGTCTATAATCCGTCCTGGCCTGTCGCCAATGCAACCAGATTGGCCTCTTGCCTGGCAAGTTTTAGGATTGGCTGATGCCGACGCCGTATCGCATTACCGACTTGAATTCATTCACCGGGCAAATCGGCATTCCGACCGGAGGCGAGATTGCCGAGATCAGCCAGAACGGCAATGGGTCTTATCAATTGCCATTGGCGGTTCTGGCATTCGGACGGCAGGCCAATACGGTGGCGACCGGCGGCACCTTCAATGTGGCATCATTGAATTTTGGCGATGTCCTGGTCACGACTACAGCGGCGGTGACGGTGCAGCTGCCCGCCGCCGGGTCGCGGTTCGGGGTGCCGGTTTCGGTCATCGCCCAGCAAACCACCACGCCAAGCATTACCATCCTGCCAAACGGTGTGGAGACTATCATGGGGCAAAGCTCGCTGATTATCACTAATGCCTACGGAGCTTTCACATTGTGGCCGCTAGCGGGCGGAGGATGGTATCAGAAATGATACGCTATGTTTCTGCTTTACTGTTTTGTCTGATTGCTTCGCCTGCTTGGGCGCAATGCAACGGTATTTTCCCAGCTGCTACGCTTTGCGGCAACTCTGCAGCAACTGCTGTGCCACCATCACCGCAGTCGTCTAGTGCATTTACGCGAACTTTATTTGCCAATGATTACGGTGCAGTTTGTAATGGTAGTACGGTTGATACGACAGCCTTTCAGAACGCTATTAACGCAGCGGTATCAGCTGGGCTGGCTCTTAAATTTGCAGGCGGCTGCAAGGTTGGCAATTTAACGGTTAGCGCGACGTTGGATTTTTCTGGCGCAGTAGGCTTTGACGATCAACTGCAAAGTCCGGTGGGGACCGGCGTTCAACTCCTGATAAATAGTCATAACCCTGTTTATATCCATGATTATCTCTGCACTTTCACTCCGGGCACTGTTGTTACTGGCGACATTTGTTGGCAATTTACAGCCGGGGCTTCGGATGAAAATGATAACTCGCGTATTTGGAACGTGGTGGGGTTTGCTGCCACTGTCATTGATTTCGAGAAAGCAGCGGCCTGGACAGTGCGAGACAGTTCTCTTAACGCCGATGGACCTAGCACTTCTCCAGTCATCATCATCAAAAACACAAACAATGGCGACAGCGGCGATAGTACGCTTTATGCCAATCAAATCAATTGTACTGTCGGTGGTGATGGTATCAACTGGCAGAGTTCTGGCGGCATACGCATAAATAACAACAAGGTTAACGGTCAAGGCTGTGTCAATGATGTCAAGATAAATTTGCAGTCGGGATTATCAACAGGCGACATCTTTATTGTTGGCAATAGTTTTGAAGGATTTCCGGTTTCCGGCAGCGGCACCAATTGCATCCTGATGCAGCGTCAGGGCGCGACGGGAAGTGTTGCCGAAATCCTCATTAACTCCAACCAGTGCAATGGCGGCGGCACTTTTGTTAATTCCCCGCTTGATGTAAATGGCAACTGGTGGCTGAGCATGACTGTCGTTGGTAATACATACAACGGCGGAGCAGGTTCTTATACCGCTGTTGCTTTCAATGTAGCATCTGGGAGCAATCTGATAGAGGCAAATAATGTTGCTACGTTCAATTCCACTGGCTCTCAACTGTCCAAAACAGATAGCAGTGTTGTCCATTGTGTAATCGGGCCAAATCAAACTGTATCTAGCACCGTAGGCAGCACGGTAAGTAGCTGCACGACAATATCGCCGTTCTGATGTGGCGATACCCCGCGATATCCATGGTATCGGCGTTATTAGGGGCTGTCTGTGCCTATTGGATATTTGATCCGGTGGCACGTTTAGACAAAAGTCAGCAAGCAATATTGTCTGAGTATTTGCGCGTGTATTGCGGCGGGCCGAAATGGATGACGGACGATAAAATGTTTACTGCTGGTGCAGCTGCCGAAATGTCACGAATTGCCATAGCTGTCGGTATTGGCGAACTGGCCTTGGCCGAGTACGGGAAATGCAAAATAGGAAGCAGACAATGACCCAATACGTTCCGGTAGTACCGCCAATAGCTGTCATGATCGAGGAACCGGCAACAGGATGCAAACTACTTCAGCCCCGTCCGGTAGGAAATGGGCAGTATGCCGCCGTTCGGATGTGTCCGGGCCATCCAGATGAACATGTAACCATACCCTTAGAGTTGGACGAAAACGGCAAGCCTAGAGTTCCGCTAAAATGAGCAAGATGAGAATAGCAATAACTTTGCTGCTTTGTTGCCTTGCAAGTCCGGTGCAAGCCGGCACCCGGGTCTGGCTGATGTACGGCTGGGGCGATAACTTTGCGGGCACGTCCAGCGGCATCGACCAGATCGCAGCACGAGCACGAAATATTCCCGGCGTCACCCAAGTCAATGTCCGCAATTACTGGGACACGACGACGATCTACAACGAGGTGCTGGCGTCGCCGACCACCGACCGCATCGTGCTCGGCGGCTATAGTTGCGGCTTGAACTCGGCCACCGTGGTGGCCAGGGCGCTGTGGCAGGCGGGGCGCAAGGCCCACACCGTAGTCGGCATTCAGCAATCCAAGTGGTGCGGCGGCGACGCGCTCGAATCCAACGTGCATTACGGCCAGTCGACCTACAATGCCGACTGCTCGCAGACCTTCGGGCTTGGCTGCAAGCCGCTCGAACCGGCGCCAAGCTTCCTTGGCACCATCAACAACATCAATCGGCCGGATCGTCATGGCGCTGCCGACAATGACCCGGTAACGCAGGATGACGTGCTCAAGGCCATCGCGGCAACGTCGCTGTACGGTCATGCGCCGGTGCTGCCGCCGCGGCCGGTGCGGGATTGCCGCTGGGCCTGGAGTTCAGAGCGCGGTGCGGTAGCGGCCTGCCAGTGGACCACACGAGGTGGTAGGATGGTCACGGTCATCCTGCACGGCAACCAGCAATTGAGGGTCAGATAAATGGCGACCACCCCGATCACCATCATCAATGCCACCATCACCGGCATGAACGCCAATATCACCGGCGCGACCATTACCGGCGAGGTCGAGACAGCGGAGCCGGCACAGCCGATTCCGCAACCGCCGCCGCTGGCCGAAGCACCGGAGCAGCCGATCGCCGAGGCTCCAGCGCCGGCACCGCACGCGAGCCGGTCCAAGAAGAAATAATGTGGCGTTCAAGGATCGCCGCGCTGGCTTGCTTGGCGATCTTTCACACGCCTGATGGTCGAGAGTTGCGAGTTGAAACTCAGCATATCTCGGCGGTACGGCCAGCGGACGGCGCGCAACAACAAGTCGCCCCCGGCACTAAGGCAATCCTTTATGTAGGGTCACAAAAGTTCGGTATCATAGAAACGGCTATCGACGTTGATGCCATAATCAAGGATTGTATCACCAACGGAGAGCCGCAATGAGAGTTGCGATCAGCTCAGGTCATGGCCTCTATGTCAGGGGTGCCTCTGGCCTTATTGATGAGGTCGATGAGGCACGCAAAGTAGTTCCAGAGATCAGAAAGTTCCTGCTCGCCGCAGGTCACGAATGCGTCGAATTCCATGACGACACCTCGACTACACAGTCGGAGAACCTTAACACTATTGTCAACTGGCACAACAACCAGGAACGCGACATCGACGTATCGGTGCATTTCAACGCCTATGTGCCGACCGATGGCGGCCGCGGCTGCGAGGTGTTGTATGTGACCCAAGAGAGCATTGCCGCGCGGGTATCGCTGGCAATCTCGGAAGCTTCTGGGTTGATTAACCGTGGCGCTCACAAGCGCAGCGATTTATTTTTCCTCAACGGCACTGACGAACCGGCAATACTGCTTGAAATCTGCTTCGTGGATGCAGCGGCCGACGTCGAGGATTACCAGCAGAATTTCGAGGCGATCTGCGAGGCGATTGCCGCCGTGGCGGGAGCCCCGGAGGAATTCGACACTTCGGTGCTGCGGGTAAAGGGCAAGGTGAGTTGGTTCGGGGGACCGGACGACATGGGCGTATCAAGTTCAGAAGGTCTAGCTTTGGAGAACGAAGGGGTAAACCCGGACAACAAGCCGGAATTGTTTCTTGATAAGCAGCCAGCGGGAACTACCGGAAATGCCCGTCGCCTCGATCCGGACGGGCCTAACCACTACATCGCACTGCGCTGGGACTACGATATGTTCTCCAAGGATCGCCTTGCTGGGACCGAGATGGCCTCGGTGCGCTCGCCCAAGACCGGCAAGACCATCATGGCGGCCCCGGTAGATTGGGGGCCGCATACCGATACTGGGCGGGTGGCAGACTTGTCTCCCGGTGCGCTTATGGCGCTCGGTGGCCTGAGCACCGACGACGTTGTGGAAGTGATTTATCCCGCCCCAGAGGAGGACTAAATGCCAGAGCGAGCCCCACCTCCCACCGGCCCCACTCTGATACCGCCGACTGCGGGAACCTGCTCGACCTGCTTCTATGGTCAGACCACCGGCCAGATTGGCGGGCCGTTGCCGCGGACGGTGCGGTTCTGCCGTGCCAATCCGCCAACCATCACGCCAGCGGTTAATCTTGACGGCATGATGCACGGTTGGCCCATTGTGGCCGACATCGATTGGTGCGCGGATGGCGTCGATATGACGACTTTTGGCTCGTTTGCCCCGGATTGGTACTGATGCCCAACGGTTGCTCGAATTGCCTTTACGGACAGACCTTCACCGAAGGCCGCAATCCGAAGCGGCTGTGCCGTCATAATGCGCCGAATCCCGCAATGACCGGCAGCATTGCCAATCTATGGGCCACAGTGGACGACAATGATTGGTGCGGCCAGGGGGCCGACGTGACTACTGGAGCCCCGTTCGGGGCGGTGGTCTACTACGTCAAATCTTAGCCTAATTTGGCACTGCACAATTGGGGTGGAAGGCCCCACCAAGCAGCGCACTTCGGGGGATGGGTTTCGGGGTGGCGCTACTCGGCTGTCGGGCAGACTTTAGGGGCCTTCCGCTTTTACATATAACATTGATTTGCGAAGGTTCGCAGTCTAAATCCCACATCAGGACAGAAATATCTGCCCATAATAGTTCGGTGGCTTCGTCCACTATTTCTCCGTACTCAGAGCGCGGCGGGCTACCTTAAGAATAAGAAGGGCACCAGCCTCGTCGTTATTTTCCAATGCTTCGTATGCACCATCCAGCGTCGCACGCAACTCGTCACGTTCTGTTGCCACCGCTGCCAATTTTTTGCCGGCCTCGAATAAAGTAAAATAGGCATCTTTCAATTTGTCCCGCTCGGCTCTAAGTTCATCGGCCTCGCCTGGAAACGTACCGCTCTCGATCAGCTTGCGGCACCACTCCTGCAGCTGGTCCCGCTCGGCCTTGAGCGCAGCGATTTCTTGGTCGCGGTTATTCATCATGCCAACCAATAGATGGCAAAGACCATCGCCACCAACACTATAACGTAAAGGGCGGCCTCGAGCCGCCCCTGTCGGGTGTAGTACCACGGTTGTTTGCGATACTGCTCGACGCTATAGCGCCGGAATACGTCACGCTTGCGAGCCAGCATCATCGTTACCATTGCGCAAGTGCTTGGGGATGAAATCGCGGATCTGCGACTCGATCGCCGGCCCGACATCGCCGCCGGTGTCCTCCAGCGACTTGATCATGGAGTCGCGGTAGCGGGCGACAAAGTCGGCGGCCTTCTGCAGGTCGAACACCACCGAGCTCAATACCGATATCGCTTGGTTCATATGCTCGAAGGCATGATCGAGATGCTCGATCGCGATCTGCACTTTCGGTTTAAGTGGTACGCTGGTCTGCTTTTCGGCTTGCGCCATTTTCCCATCTCCTAGTTGTTCGAGTTAATGAACGTGCGCGGCTGGCCAGGAGTAAAGACGGTGCGGTTGCCGCTACTGTCAGGAGGACTGATAAAGGTTCGCGGTTGTCCCGGTGTGAACACGGTATAGCCGCCGCCGATATTTGGATTGACGAAAGTCCGGGGTTGTCCCGGCGTGAACACAGTGTAACTTTGCTGGGCGATGGCGGTGCTTGATAGCAACGCCAGTACTGCGGTTAAAACAATTACCCTCATTTTCCCATCTCCCTCTGGTTGAACGCCCCCCCGCAGGGGTTGCAAGAGTCGTTAGTGGGCGAGGGGGCGCTGCGTAGGACAGTCCTGACAGGTACTCCAGTGTGATGCGCCTAGTCGAAGCAACGGGGCGGCGCATACCCGTTGCTATCTCCGTAGTTCGTCCTCGTGCTGCTCCATATATTCCGCAGCCTCTTGTTGTAGACGCTCGAGGTCGTTGCGTTTTTCCTTGAACACCAGGTTGAACTCGGTGAGCCAATTGTCGCGCAGATTGTCGCGAACCCGCTGCAGGTTCCGCTCTTGCCACGCCCGCAGCTCTTCCAGAGTCTCGATCATGGTGAGTTCGTCGAGAAACTTCTGATACACCGCCCGCTCGGTGACGGCGCGCTGCGGCCGCCGCTCGCCGTCGTCGGAGTAATCCTCGCTGCGGATCTTGAATAGTTTCACGCAGAAAGATTTCTCGGCCTGGGTCTGGCATTTCATCGGTGCCTTGTCGTCGGTGACGCCTTTCTGGTCGCGCAATCTAGCGATGCCGGTCCACTCCACTGGCGGCCAGAACTCGCCGTCCTCATTGACGATGGTAAAATTGTAGACGATGGAGAGCACCGAGCCCTTGTCGTTCTGCTCCAATAGCGTGCGATTGATCTCGGTCTGCACGATGACGAGCTTGTATTTGGCCAACAGCGGCGACAAGCGCTCAGAAATGTCCTCCCAGCGGGTGTACTTGTATTTCTGGAACTCGTTGTAGCCTTCCTTCTGCACCACGCCGATCTCCTCGGTGATGCCGATGATCGCCTTGGCGATGCGTGATGGGAAGGCCGGAGCACGGGGTTGTGCAGGAGCGCGAGGCCGGCGCTCCTGCTTCACGACGGCGGGGACTTGCGGCGTGGTCGGTTCCGCCGCCGCTACTGGTTTAACGTCCAGCGTATCTTGGGTGATGGTCTTGCCTGCTTCGGTCACGTAGTCGTACCTCATCTGGTCCAATCACCGTTGCGCTCGTCGGCTTTGTCTTTTTCCCACAGCCGCAATTCGGCATAAGCGGAAGCGATTATGCTGATCTCGCGCAAACGCTTGGCCTCAAGCCAATCCAGCCGCACCTGCAGCCGCTTGGCGGCTTGTTGTAATTCAGCGGCTAGTTGATCCGGTCTCATGCGTTGCTTATCTCATTGCTTGACCCACATTGTCAAGCACCTGCTTTTCGGTTTATCCCCGCTATTATATCTTGGTTAAGGGGTGCATTTTCGCGCTTGCGGGCAACCGCAAATCAGTTCAGCTTGCATTGTCTGTCTGCTGCGTCTTTTGCCGACTGGCTCCCCCGGCGCGCCATCCTAGCCCAACCCACCAAGTGCGCCGGGGTCTTTTCCCGGGGAGGGTAATGCCGCGACCGCTGTCGCATAACGGCCTGATCATCCTCAAAGTCAAGCAATCGGATTACCGCACAACTTTTACGGGTCTATTGTGGGAGCGGACACGCAAGGGCTTTCGTTACGGCTGGGTTTGTCACAAATTCAGGGAGATCTTCGGCGGCTGGCCGAGGCCGCTTCGACGCTATGAAGCCGCCGAGCCGGACGCGGTGTTGCGCGAATACCTGGGCATTATGAGCAAGCGCTATGCGGCCAAGAAGCGACGAGCCGACGCGCGCGCGCAACAACTCAAGGCCGACGGGCTGTTGCCGTCGTTCATGACCGCCGAGGACTGGGAGGTCAAGCTATAGCATTGAACACGTCGTCAGACGTCAAGCTTTGACATTGCGGCGTTAAAGCGTATGCTTGACCGCGATGCGAAATTTGATCGAGGACAAAATCCACCGTGCGGTGGTGGAACATTTGAGCACTCACGGGGTGCCCGGCCTGGTGTTCCTGCATCCGGCGAATAATCCGCGTTCGGCGCGCGACGGGGCGCGATTAAAGCGCCTCGGCGCGCGGGCCGGCGCCTTTGATCTGATCCTTATTCACCAAGGCAAGGCCTATGCGCTCGAGATCAAGCGCGATAACGGCCGGCTGACCGACGAGCAGGACGGCTTCGCTTGGGACTTCAATGCGGCAGGCGGTTATGCCTTTGTCGGCTATGGCTTGGAGCGTTGCCTTAAGATCTTAAGGACGTGGGGATTGGTGAAGGGAAGATTGCAGTGAGCGAAGTTTTCATCACGGCTGAAATTGGTATCAATCACGGCGGGTTGGTGGAAACCGCTAAGAAACTGATTGAGGCGGCCAAGTGGGCCGGTGCCGATGCGGTGAAACTGCAAAAGCGCACGGTGGCAACGGTTTATGCCGGTGAGCTTGACAAGCCGCGCGAGAGTCCGTGGGGCAAGACCTTGGGCAGCCAGAAGTTCGGGCTCGAGCTCAATCGCGAGCAATACGACCAGATCGACCTGTATTGCGAACAACTGAATATCCCCTGGTATGCCTCGGCGTGGGATCTGGAGGCATTAGAGTTCCTGTCCCGCTACGAGCTCAAGTGGAACAAGATCGCGTCCGCCATGGCGACCCATTGGCCCTTGGTGGCGGCGGTGGCGGCGCAGAACAAGCCGACTTTCCTGTCCACCGCGATGTGCACCGACCAGCAGGTGGCACAGGCCTTGTCCTATTTCGACGGCGTGCCGGTGACCCTGATGCACTGCATCGGGGTCTATCCGGCGCAAGAGTGGATGCTAAATCTGCGCGCGATAGCGACGCTGCGCGCCAAGTTCGGCGTGCCGGTAGGCTATAGCGGTCACGAGGCTAGCGTCTCGCCTTCAGTGATGGCGGTGGTGCTCGGCGCCACGGCGGTCGAGCGCCATATCACGCTGGACCGGGCCTCTTATGGCTCAGACCAGGCGGCCTCGCTCGAGCCACACGGTTTTAAGTCGCTGGTCGAGCAAATCCGCAAATGTCCGTTAGTGTTAGGCGACGGTGTTCGCAAAATACTTCCTGCGGAGTCCGACGTCGCCGCCAAACTCCGCTATTTTGACAGGAGCAACTATGCCGAAGAAACCCGCCGGAAAATCCAAGAGCGTCTCGAAAAAGCGCAAGAAAACAAAGACCCGAACCGCAAAGTCATCCTCCTCCAGCACGGCCCGAGGACGATCAAAACCTAACCTCACGGAACGGGCTGACAAGAGGCTGCTCGCCACCATCATGGCGGCTTATTCCGACGCCGAACTGCATACCCACCTGCAGGCTGCGATCGACCGCATTCACATGCTGGAGAATCCAGCGGTCGAAGTGACGCTTAAGGCCCCGCCGCCGGCATGAGCATCACGGTCCTGATTGCGGCGCGGGCGTGGAACGAGCGGCTGCCGGGCAAGCATTTCCTCGATCTTGGCGGCATGTCGGTGATCAAGCATGTGGTATGCCGCGCTAGTCACTTCGGTTTCGACCCGATTGTCATCGTGCCACAGCTCGAGGCCGGCGACTTTGGTCAACATACTGATGCCGTCATCGAGGAGGGCGACCCCGACAATGTCGAGACCAGGGCGCTGGAAGTGGCGCATCGGCGAGCTCTCCGCCTGTTCCACCTACTGGACGGCGATGATCCGTTTTTTGACCCGATTGCGGTTCTGGAAAGTGTCAACCACGCGCTCGGATCCCGATGCGGACGAGTGACGCCGTCATGGCACTCGCTAAGCGGCTCCGGCCGCATGGGAACATCGTTCAATCTCGACGCCCCGGCCGGGCCGGTCTTGGAGTTGCGCGACGCCGGCGACCTGCCATGGCCACAGCGCCTTACCCTTGATTACCCCGAGGATTATGCGCTGATCCGCATGGTGGCAGAACAAGTAGGATACATGGCGCCGCGAACAGCCGTTGACGATCTGTTCCTGCTTAATCCCGACCTGCACCGGATCAACTGGTTCCGCAACCGGGAGTGGAAAGCGCGGCAACTGACCGAGCAAACGGCGGAGCTTGCCGCCGCGAGGCGCAACCGTGAGTGCTGAGCAGATGAAAATAGCTTATGCAGATCCGCCTTATCTCGGCTGCGGAGCTAAGTACTACAACCGGCCAGAATGGGACGATTTGGCCACGCATGAACGCCTGATCGTCAAACTTTGCCACGACTTCCCTGACGGTTGGGCGCTGTCGCTACACACGCCAAGCTTGCAAGCCATTTTGCCATTGTGTCCCCCCGACGTGCGGATTGCTGCTTGGGTCAAGCCTTATTCCGGGGCGAGTTATCCCAACATAAACCCAATCTATGCTTGGGAGCCATTGATCTATCGTGGCGGGCGGCGCGGCAAAGACAACAATTGCACTGTTGACTGGATCAGCCAATCCTGCCCGCGAACCAATGCTTTCATCGGCCAGAAACCGCGTCGGTTCTGCTTATGGCTGTTCACCTTGCTGGGGCTGCGGGCAGACGACGAATTCGTAGATCTATTTCCCGGCTCTGGTGCTGTTACCGTTGCGTGGCAGGAATTTTGCCATCGGCAAACGGCCCAATTGGCTATGGCGTTATGACTGACGCCGTCACCGCTTTCGAGGCCCGCTTCGCCTCGATGATCGGCGCCGACTACGCCATCGCAGTTAATTCTGGCACCTCGGCTTTGCATACTGCCTTGGTGGCGATCGGAGTCGCCGACCACGAGGTCATCATGCCGGCTTTGTGTCCTGGCCTGGTGGCCTTCCCCATCATCATGGCGGGCGGCATCCCGGTATTCGTCGATGTAGATGCGGATACCCAGCTCATTACTGCAGCCACCGTGCAACCAGCCATCACCGCAAAAACCGCCGCCATCATCGCGGTGGCGTTGCACGGCCTGCCTTGCAATATCGCCGAATTAAAGCGCTTCAACCTGCCGATCGTCGAGGATTGCGCCCAAGCTTTGTTCGCTCGCTACAAGGACGGCTTCGCCGGAACTTTCGGGTCGATCGGTTGCTATAGTTTCGAGCGCTCCAAACACATGACTACCGGCTCCGAGGGAGGCGCCATTGTCACCAACGATCCGCAACTGGCAAAGTCTATGCGAGTCTTTTCTGGTCTGGGCTATGGCCACCTTGGCGCTGCCGGTGGTGGTACTCGGATTCCTTCTTGCAGTCCCGATTACGCTCGTTTTGGCGCTGTCGGCCTCAATTACCGGCTATCCGAGGCTCAAGCCACAATCGGGCTCGAAAAGCTCAAGACCGTCATGGACGCGGTAACCTTGCGGCAACTGATCGGTTCGCTCTGGGAAGAGACCTTAAAAACCCCGCTGCAGAAACACTCATATTCGGCCGACAATGCGTTCTATGCCGCAGCCTACCCATACACCGGAGATTGGCATTTACTGCACGCGCGCTTCTTGGAAGCCGGCGGCGACGGCTTCTACGCGGCACCGCGCAACCCCTACCGCGAGCCGGCATTGAGCTATTTATCCGCCGACTGCCCGATGGCGCAATATCTGCAGGCTAATCTGGTGCTGCTGAAAACCCATTACTCGTGGGACGAGGCCCAACGCCAAGCACAAATTCTTAAATCCGTAATGGAGAGGTAAACATGCCAAAACTGACAGATGAGCTCGGCAAGGACGTGACAATTGGCGGAAATATTCCACAACATTCAGCAGCACCGCCAGTCCTGCAGATCGACCCACTGGCTCAATCAATGACTCATGGCGGGGTAGGAATGGCCAAGACTCCAATGACAAAAACCGAACAAAGTACCGTGCCGGCCTCGATCCTAGAAGGCTTGGGCAAATGGGCACGAAATGAAATACCAGCCAGCAAAGTACGAACCTATTTACCCCAAGGCTGGACCGTGGATCGTAGACTTAACACCTTATCGGTAGGCATCGGCGTATATGATCCAAACGGGAAATATCACTTCATTTCCAATGGTGATTTCTAGCCCGCATGTCGGTCCTAGACGCCTTCTCGCTCACCGGCAAAACCATCGTGGTGTTCGGCGCAGGGGGCCGCATCGGCCAAATCGCCGTCGCGGTGGTTCGCGACCTAAATGGAACCGCGATAGCGCTGGATCTCCCGGACTGCGACGTCACTAATCTCGCAAACCTGCAAAACCACTACCAACGCATCAACGCCATCGCCCACGGCATCGACGGCACCATAAACTGTACCGTCGGCAACCAAAAACCAGTGGATAACCCCGCCGATGGCTTCGCCCGCGACATCGCCATCGGCCTTGTCGGTGCCGTCAACGTGCTCGAAACATTTCATGTGAAACCAAGCGGCTCACATATCCTGATCGGCTCCGACCTCACATTTTTAGCTCCAGATCCAAGCCGCTACGCCCCAACCCACAAGCCAGCGTCATATAGTGTTGTAAAATCAGGACTTTTAGGCTTGACCCGGTATTACGCGGTCGTGCTCGCCAAAACCCAAGTTCGCGTCAATTTATTGTGCCCAGCTCACCTCGAAAACGGCCAGCCAGCACCCTACTCGCCGCTGCACCGTACCTGCCAGCCTTCCGAAATCGCCCCAGCCATCGCCTACTTGGTCTCCGACGCTTCCTCATACATGACCGGAACCGAACTCCGCGTCGACGGCGGAGCCACCGCGTGGTAGCCGAAACCACAATAGTCTCAGTGCACTAGCCCACCAAACGTCCCCGACCTTGCGGCCTCGACTCATGGGCTGCAGGGACTACTCCCAAGGCCGAGGTGTCAAGCGCAGCCTCAACCACATTCCTTTCATCGCCAAGCCTCTTCTCTCTCAATCTCATGGCAGCGAGCGGAGAGGCTAGCGAGGAGGAGAGGGGGTAGCCGAGGAAAGCACTGCGCTAGACGTTGACCTATTGTTGACGTAAACCAATGCTGAGATAATTCAGTAGCAACATCAATGCGTTGAAGCTTGAGGTAAGCGGCTTGACAAACCGCGCGAAGCGTCACCCGGGTGCCCCCGGAGGGGGCCTCCCCGGGGGAGGCCCTGGGCCCGAGGTGTTGAAAATGTTGCACCCCCACCGACATCGCCCCAAGGAAAACTTAGGCACCCTAAGTGCCTGACTTCTTAGGTGAGTTGGTTCCACGGCCAGGGTAGCCGAGACTTCCAAGCTTCATCGCAGAGTTTACGGGCTTCAGATTTACTGAGGGGCTTGAACTGACCCTTACGGGTAAGTTGTTCAAAGCGGCGTTCCCGCTGGGCTCGACGAGCGACTTTTGGGCGCCAGAAGTTTCGGGAGTTTCCGCGGGCGGCCCACTTAACGCCTGACCCTTGGGGTTTTCTCATCGGCACTGTCTACTGCGGAGCAAGCTACACTGCCGACCGGCCCTTCACGGGCTAACCATTTTTTTTCAAATGTCAATTTGAAAAATATTAGGTTCCGAAGCGTTGGAACGCTTTCCATTTGCCGTTATTGGTTTTTTCGACGCTGTAGCCTAGTCTTTTCATTTCAGGTTTATTGCCGTGCCAGCGCTGCCAAAATAAGGCATTGGTCGGAATTTCGACGATTCGCATGGGTGGCGGGACGCTGTTGATGGCACGGTGCTCGTCGATTGCGGCGACGCGCGCGGCGGCCATTTGGCGGCGGATTTTATCTTTGGCCCAATTGAGTCCCATAATGGTCATGCATTAGCATAAAACGGCTGGGGCTCATATGGTGATTTATGGCGGCCTCGGCGGTAATGGTATTGATTGCGGTGGCGGTGGTTTGTGCGGTTTGGGTGGTGGGGCGGATGCTGCTGGACTGGGACTAGGATTCTGATGGTGGCGATGCTGGTGGGGGCGGACGGGTCGGCGGCGGTGGGGGTGGGCAAGGCGTTTTTGCCGGATGGGCGGGTGGTATGGCAGGTGGCTTTGCATGGCCGGCTGGTCAGCCAGCAATTGGCGGCGGAGTTGACGTTTCGGGAATTGCCGCGGCTGGCGCCGGATGGCTTGGTGCTGGAGTTCGGGGTGCGGGGCGGGGAATCGATTCGGGAGTTGGCGGCTTATGGGCGCAAGGTTTATGGCTTCGACTGGTGGAAGGGCTTGCCGCACGAGTGGGACCAGTGGTCGCCGAAGGGTTCGTGTCTGGCCGAGCGGCCCACTGATTTGCCCCCTAATGTCGAGCTCATTGACGGGTTGTTCTCCGACACGCTGGAAGGGTTTCTGGCGGCGCATACTGGGCCGGTCGGGTGTGTGAACCTCGACTGTGATCTTTATTGCTCGTCGATCTATGTGCTGCATTGTTTGGCCGATAGATTTGTTCCCGGCTCCATGGTGGCGTTATCGGCGATGTGCTTGTTTCCGACCTGCTCGCAGGAGTTGGTTTGGAAGCGTTATTTGGCCGAGACCGGCCAGCTTTGGAACATGGCCGGCAAGCAGCATGCGTGGGGCGAGGTATGGAGGAAGTCATGAGGTTTAAGAAAAAGGGTCGCAAGGGCAAAGAGGATTGGCCTTGGCGCTGAGCCGCTGTTATGCTATCGCTTGACCCTTAATGAACAAGCGCAGCAATAACAGTTCCCGGTCACGTTCCGCCTTTCCGCTCGAGCTCGCCAAGTTATTGGCGGGCCGCTCTTATGGCCACGGCATGCTGGTCAAATTGATGAGCCGTGACGGTCATCCGATCACCAAGCAGTTCTTGTTCCAGATTGCGCACGGCATCCGGCCGTGTCCGGTATTGCAGATCCGCTTCATTGCCGAATCGCTCAAATGCACCGCCGCCGAGCGGCTCAAGCTGAACCGGGCCGCCGCCGCGGACGAAGGCTATGAACTCTAGCGACCCCGCGGCAGCTTCGCCCATCGTCAAGTCGGTCGACGAATTCGTGCCGGTGGCATCCTTCGAGCTGGTCGACGGCCGGCTGCACCAATTGTGGACGACGCCGCTCGGGGTTTCGCAATTGCGTCCGGTGCCGATCGTGCCGGCCGCTGACGAATCGCGTACACCATGCGTGGCCGGCTGGGTCGAGGAGGAGGGTGACGATGCGTGAGTTTTTTGCTTGGTGGCTGATTTTTGCAGCGATCATTGCTGCTGTTAATCAGTTTTTTTATTGGTGTTGGTGGCGCAAGTGGGAGCATCGTAACGATGCCGCATGACTATGCGACCGGCAAGCGTACCGGCAATTATAATCCCGCCCACGTTAAGCCGCTCGGAGTGTTCGACCCCGAGCGCCTGGTCAAGACTTTCGACTTCCCGCCCGGCAAGTGGCGCTGGTCGGCCGGCGTCAAGGGTCATCGTCTGATTGGCATTGACGTGGTCGACATTCGCGGCCGGCGGTTCTCGTTGACCCAGATGGCGCCGGAGCCGTTCCGCACCTTGGTGCCGTTCTCTGAGCGCGGCGGTGCCGATCCCGCTACCCATTTGCGCGGGGTGCCGCATATTTATTGCGTGCGCAAGGCCACCGCCCACGATCACGATTGGTTTGTCTATATCTGGCCGGCGCCGGTTCACGCCTGGCGGTTCGAGTGCCGCTACCAGAAAATAGAGAAAATAGAGAAAATAGTGAAGGGGGACGAGGATGAGGTGCAATGCTCGGCTTGAGGTGATGAAAGTGTTCGACGATAACGGCGCCTATTCGCACTGGGCGATCAATCTGCATATCGCGCCGTTGCCGTCGGATCTGGAGGCGCGCGCGCTGGCCGAGAAACTGATGCGGCGGGCCAATGCGGCGATGACTTTTGACCAGCCGTTCCCTGAACATCTCGAGCGGCCGCAGTGAAGGAAAGTAAGTCCGAGGCGCAATATACTGCGGTGGCGATGAAGCCTTGGGAGAGGTGTGGGGTGTGCAAGTATTATATCCGGCTCAACGCTCGCGAGGGCGACTGCGACAAGGTGACCGGCGTGGTGGCCGAGCGCGGTTGGTGTCGGCACTGGGCGAAGCAAGAAAAAAAATGAACATCCAGCATCAGAACTTTCTGCAGCGCTTGAGTGACTCGCGCGATGCGGTGTTCGCGGTGGCGCGCTGGCTTAGCCGCCACGGCGAGGACGTCGAGATCCCGGCCATTAAGTTCGCCCCGGCCGCGGCCGCGGCCGATGATTTTGTCGATGCTGGCGACGTGTTCGCCACCAGGGCCGGCCGCCGCCGGCTGATCGAGGTCAAGGGCTCGCGGCATTTCTTCATCTCGCGCTGGCCGTTCCAGGATCATTTCTTCCTGGCCCAGGCCGCGGCGGTGGAGCGCCGCAAGGGTGCGGTGGCGGCCTATGTGGTTGTTTCCGCCGGCCTGCGCCATGCCGCTTATGTCCGCGGCGATACTGCCGAGCGCTGGTATGTGCATGAGGCCCGCGCCGCCAACACCGGCAATATCGAGCGGGTCTATGCTTGCTCGCCGTCGCTGGCCACCTTCGTGGATCTCGATCGATGACCGCGCGCTATACTTTTGTGGTCTGCGCTCGCTGCGGCGTGCAATCTCCGGCCATTGTGCTGACCGGCGCCTCTGATCGCGGCTTGACCGCTGTCGTTGCCAAGATTTCCGAAACTCTTGGCCGAATGGGTTGGCGCATTGATAAACTGAAGTTCACCTCGATCAGCACCTGCCCGGCTTGTCTCGATGGCGAAAAAAAAGATTCAGACAACGCCGCTTGAGGAAAATTCCAATCCGCAATGGATGGAATGCTTTCTTGAGTTCATCGGCTCGATGACGATCAGCTCCAAGGAGCTCGACGCCATCAAGCCGGTGCCGCTGCTCGACGTGCTCTACACCGCGCAACTGCGCTTTCTCGAGGAGATCGCCGAGGGCCTCGGCCGCGGCGTGCGCGATTTCAAGGTGCTCAAGTCGCGGCAGCTGGGAATATCGACGATTTCCTTGGCGCTCGACGTGTTCTGGGCCTCGGTGCACGACAAGTTGCAGGGCACCATCATCACCGACACCGACGGTAATCGCGACAAGTTTCGGATCTTGCTGGAGCAATATATCGGCTCGCTGCCGAAGGGATTGCGGGTCGGCATCAAGCGCCACAACAGAAATAACCTGGAATTGATGAATGGCTCGGTGATCGACTACTTGGTGGCAGGCACCCGCGGCAAGAAGGGCTCGCTCGGCATTTCGCGGGCGCTCAACTTCGTCCATGCCACCGAGGTCGCCAACTGGGGCTCGGCCGAGGCCGATATCTCGAACCTGAAGGCTTCGCTGGCGCAGAAACACCCGCATCGGCTTTACATCTGGGAGAGTACCGCGCGCGGCTACGGCAATGAATGGTACGACATGGTATCCGGTGCGGCGCTCGACAACACCACGCAGAAACAATTCTTCCTCGGCTGGTTCCTCAAGGAGGATTATTCATTTGCGCCCGGCAGCGCAGAATATGAGCGGTGGTGGAGAGAAAACAGCGGCGAGGAGACCGAGGAGGAAAAGGAAACAGCGGCGCAAGTATTGAAGGAAAGCAACTGGACCATACTGCCCGGCCAGTGGGCCTGGCACCGCTACATGCGCACCATCGAGATCCCCGATTCCGACCTGATGCGGCAGAACTATCCGTCGTCGGCGCACGAAGCCTTCATCATGTCCGGCCGCTCGTTCTTCCCGCTGCGCCGTGTCGCCAACAATCTGAGGTTCATCCATGACAACGCGCTCGCGCTCAAGGCCTATCGCTATCACATCGGCCAAAGATTCGACGCCACCGAACTTGAGCAGGTCGACAATACTCGAGATGCGGATTTACGAGTCTGGGAAGAACCGCACCCCAATGGGGTCTACGTCATGGGTGTGGATACTGCCTACGGACGAGAAGACAAGGACCGCCATGCGATCGAGGTTTTTCGCTGCTACGCCGACCGCATTGTCCAAGTTGCCGAGTGGGCCACCGGCATACCTGAGACCTACCAGGCGTCTTGGGTGATGGCGCACTTGGCCGGCGCCTATCGCAATGTCATCATCAATCTGGAAGTTTCCGGCCCTGGCTTTGCGGTCATGGACGAGTTGCGCCACTTACGCCAGCTGCTCGACAACAAGATGCTGCCCGGCGTTTCCGGCAATCCTCAAGATCTGGGAGATATTTTCGGGGCGGTGCGATGGTTTCTCTATCACCGCCCCGATAGTTAGCATGGGTTCGGGCTATGTCTACAACTGGAAGACCAACCAGGACAACAAATTGCAGATCTTCAACGAGCTGCGCGACACCTATGCGGTGAACCACTTGGATCTGTTTAGTGTGCCGCTGCTCGAAGAGATGGAAAGAGTAGTGCAATCCGGTGTCGAGATCCGCGCCGAAGGCCGCGCCCATGACGACCGGGTGTTTGCCTCGGCGTTGGCAGTGCATGCCTGGATCACCTGGGTGCGCGCGAGCATGATCGCCGCCAACCAGTCCTACGATCGCGTCACCGAGGAGGATCGGCTGACCGCCGAGACCCCCAGTGCTACCATGATCGGCCGTGTGGTCAGTGATTTCTTCCGCCAGCAGGAGGACGCCCGGCTGGCTCGCGCCGAGGTCGCCGCCTGGTCTGGGCCCTACGAGGACGAGTAATGGCTGACGATGATCTTTCCGATCAGCCATTGCCGAAACCGGGACAACAAGTTCCCGCTCCGGCGCAGCAGACCATGCCGGCGGAAATGCAAGCGGCGCGGCAAACGGTGCTGCAAGGCATCATGAATCTGACCGGAGCCCGCGATGCCGCCGCCGCATTACGCGGCGAGTTGACGCCGGAACAGCAGCAAATGTTTATGGCTACTGCGGCGCTCGGGCTGATACCCGGTGCGCGGTTTGCCGAACCTGCCGCCGAGGTTGCGGCACAGACCGCCGCCAAGGGCATCCGCGCCTTTCACGGCTCGCCATATGATTTCGCCAAGTTCGACCTGTCTAAGATCGGCACCGGCGAGGGCGCACAGGCTTACGGCCACGGCCTCTACTTTGCGGAACGGCCAGAAGTGGCGCGACAATATCGCGAATCGTTGTCGCCTAATGTTCCCGAGAATGTTGCGCCGGATACTCAAGCAATTGCCAAATTTCAAAAGGAATGGGACGCGCTGGTCCCCCAAAGACAGGCCGCCGCCGGGCCCAGTGGTCGTGGGGATACAAGCGCAATAGATGCTCAATTAGACGCCGTTCACAAGAAAATGGTGGATGATACAGTTACTCGCAATCCAAATCTTGCTGGCCGCATGTACGAAGTCAACATCAACGCCGATCCAGAGCATTTCCTAGACTGGGATAAGCCGGTAGGGGAGCAATATCCAGAAATTGTTAAGAAGATTATGGATACGGCTTATTTGGAACGAAAGGCCAAAGAGAATCCCGATAGTTGGGAAGCAAGTCAGTTAACATATCTTCGCAACAGGCGCGTGGGAGATATTGCTGGCGATGCTCAGGCAGTGCAAAAATTAAGGGAAGCAGGCATCCCCGGCATTAAGTATCTGGATCAGGGATCGCGCGGCGACTACAAGATTTTCTCTAAGGGCGGCGATCAATATGGCATTATGAAGCCGAATGGTACGGAATATCCGTTGTCATTCAACAAGGCCGATGCTCAAGCGGAAGTCAATCGTCAGAATAAATACGCCAAAACCTACAACTACGTCGTCTTTGACGACAAGTTGATAGACATTATCAAGAAATACGGCATTGCCGGATTGATCGGGGCCAATGCTTCTAATTGGAGTCCGAAGAAGAAATGAAAGATCCTGTCGAGAATTTTTGGCGGCATGTGATGCCAGAACCGAATTGCGGTTGTTGGATTTGGACAGGTAGATTGACGTGGGGTGGGTACGGTCAGTTTTTTGACGAGAAGAAAAAATTGTTTATGGCGCACAGGATTGCGTACAAATTATTCAAGGATGAAAATATTGATGGGTTGCAGTTGGACCATCTTTGTCGAATGCGATGTTGCGTCAATCCCGATCATTTAGAGCCGGTCACTGCGAAAGAAAATAATCGCAGGGGTGGAAATACCAATAGAGAAAAAAAGTATTGTTCAAGAGGCCATGAATTGACGCTAGAAAATACTTATAAATTGTTGGTGAAAGATGGTTATGTAAGGAGAAAGTGTCGTGCGTGTAATCGGATTTTCCAGCAGGAAAGACGCGACCGTGCCCGTGCGTAGAACGTATTTTTGCAGCCAATGCGAACATGAGTTTGTGTTCGAGTGCAACTCTGACGATCCCGACCCGCCGTGCGTTAATCCTGACTGCGATAAGGTTTTGGAGTGGAGACCCAAAAGTTTCGCGATCGGTGGCTCGATCGAGGGCAAGGCCGCCGCCTATACCTACAAGGCGCTGGAGCAGGATTACGGACTGACCGATTTTCGCGACAATGCCCGGCCGGGCGACAGCGGAATTATTACCCGCCCGGAAACCAAGGTCGAGGCCGAGGCGGTGGAGCGTGAATACCGTGCCCAGATCTCGCAGGTGTCGAAGGAGAACATGCAGCAATTCTGGGGCGAGTCGGCGGGCGCTGCTGCTGCCGCCAACGCGCCCGGCGGCTTAAAATCCATGACCGGGCAATCATTGCTCGCCATGGCCAAGGTCGGGCCGCAGGCTGGTTTTAATGCCATGACCGACCTGCAGAACAAGATGGCCAAGGGTGGCATCTCGCGCGACCCGCGGAGTATGATACGCGAAGGATTCCGAACCGACTTCCATAACCCCGCCAGGAAGAGGGGGTGATTGTCGCTCAAGCTGCCGCAGCGCAATATCGAGGAGTGGGCGCTGGAATTGATCGCCGAATGCCGCGAGACCGCGGAGCAACGCCGTGACACTCTGAAGCTGTGGCGATCATATTACTACACCGGCACCGAGACCGGCGTGGTGGCGACCTATAACCGCTGCTACGCCCATGTCGACCGGCTGGCGGCGTTTCTGTACTCGCCGACGGACGTGCGCTATTCGGTCGAGGTCGACGAGGAGGAGGACGAGGCGACGCATGCGATGTGTTCGACCGCGTCGCGCAAACTCAATCGCGAATTCCATACCAAGAATCTGGATTTGTCCTTTGCCACTGCGGTCAACGGCTCTTTGGTCGACGGTTGCAATGTGCTCAAAGCGATCTGGGGCGCCGACGGGCTCGAGGGTCATGTCATTCGGCCGCAATTCTTCGGCGTGCTGCGCGAGGACATCGACGATCTCGATCGCCAGGAAGCCTTTGTGTTGTCCACCTATCTGACTCCGTCGGCATTCGAGCGCACCATCACCGGCCATCCCGAGCGCGCCAAACTGATGGCTAAGGTGCACGAGATGGCGCAGAGCGCCAAGGAGCGCGACGAGTTCGAGGACGACTTTTTCCACCAGATCATCGTCGGCGGCACCCAGCCGGTATCGACCACCACCGGCTCGACCGGGTCCGGCATGGTCGGGGTGGTCGGGGTGCCGACCCCGCAACTCAATTCCAAGGTGGCGACCTCGCTGATTCGCGTCGACGAGCTGTGGGTGCTCGACCGCGAGCGCAACGACTACACCACGCTGCGGCTGGTCAAGGACGTCTGCATCGAGGGCAAGGAGCGCCGCCGCAATCTCAACGGCATGACCGACACGCTTGGCGGCTGGCACGAGATGAAGGGCTTTCATCCGTTCATCAAGGTGTGCTGCAACGACGTCCAAGGCTATTTCTGGGGCATGTCGGAGATCAACCAGATCTACCGGTTGCAGGACGATTTAAGCGATCAGTTGATGGCGTTGCGCAAGATGCGGCGATTGAAGGCCGAGCCGCCGCGTAGCGCCACCGGTTTCGCCGGCTTGAATTTGGAGAAATACAAGGCCTTCAACCGGCCGCGCGGTTTTATCGCCGAGGAGAACCCCAACGCCAAGATGGAGGACCATGCGCCCGACATCCCGCAGGAATTCTTCCAGTTCCTCGACAAGACTCAAGCCTTGTTCGACGAGGTCGCCGGCTTCACCCCGATCATGCAGGGCCAGGGCGAGCAGGGTGTGCGCAGCCAGGCCCAGGCCGGCATGCTCAACCGCAACGCTAGCCCACGCATGCGCGATCGGGCGCTGCTGGTGGAGCGGCAATGCGCCGAATGGGGCGAGATCAATTTTAGGATCTTGCAGATGAAGGATGCGCTGCTGGAGAAGGCCAATGGCGGCAAGAACACGTTTCTGCTCAGCCAATTGCCGGACGATGCCAAGGTCACGGTGGATTCCCACACCTCGTCGCCGGTCTATCAGGACGATGCCTTGCGCCTGGCGGTGGTGCTACAACGGGCAGGGGCCATCGACGGCGCCGACCTCATCATGTTGACGCACCCGCCGCACGAGGATATTTTAATCGCGCGGGCGAAAGCGCGGGAAGCGGCCCAGGCGCAGCTCTTGCAGCAGCATCCTGAGTTGTTGACCAAAGGCAAACGCAAGTAGCCTTGTTTTTGCGA